ATCATATTCTAAAGCCCAAATTTGTAATGCACCTAAAGGTATAGAAGCAACTCTTTTTAAATCTCTTGTTTTAGAGTAGCCATCATTAAGATTTAATAATCTTTTATTATGTTTTAAATGAGGATCAATATTTGTTTCTTCTTTTACAACAACTCTTTGTTCTTGCTTGTCTAAATCATAAGTAGTTGTTTGTAATCCGTCTTTAATAATATCTTTCATTTATCCTTGACCTCTACTTTTTTTTCTACTTGGTATTCTTTTGCTATAACTTTTTGCATGACGACCAGGTCTTTTTCTAGGTTTAGTTTTAACATAATTGCTAATACCATATAAACCTTTTTTTTTAGCCATTATGCACTTAGTTCAGTAACATAAAGAATTGCATTATTAGTAGCATTTAACCCAGCAATTTTTTCACCTGGAGTAACTTTGAACACTTCAGGTTGATCGGCAGTTATTAAAATCTTTGCTGAACTTGCAGTTGGACTTGCTCCAAAATCAACAAAAAAATCTACTGCTGAAACTAATCTTACATATTCAGTTTGTGAACCAAAAGCATTAGATCGTACTGATGCAGTTGTTCCTGATGCTGCCATAGCTATATTATTTATTACTGTAGGTTTTAAAGCGTAATTAAAACTCATATTTTTTTCTCCTATTTATTTTTTAAGGGGAGTTTATCGCTAGACTAGCTCCCCCAAATATTCTTATATACCTTATCTTCTAATAACAAAAGTACAATTCAAAGGACAAGCTCCTGTTGATGCACCATCTGTTGTTACTTTAATAAAGTCGCCCTCAGCTACAATATTTACTCCTGTAGGTGATACTGTTCTTATATCTCCAGCAGCATCTCCAACATTAGGAACAGTTATTCCTGATCCTGTCATTATTGTGCTTCCACCTTGTTTAGTTCTAAAACTAATTGCAGCGTCAGCTCCTGTAATTGCAGCTTCTTGAACAGTATGAATTTTGATAACTCTACCACCATCAGGTATTGCTACATAAGCATCTCCTGCTGAGGATATATCAGTAAGTCTTACTGTTATAAAGTAGTCGTTTAATGTTCTCATTTTTTTTCTCCATTTGTCGTTCCGTCTATAACCTATTTAAGACTTCAACTTGATTAAGTGTGAGGAGTGTAGTTTTTAAAAGGTTACACCCCTCAACACAATTAGATTGCTTATGAAGTAGTTATATCTGTAACCATTCCACTTGCAGCTTCGTTTCTTGACTCAAGAGTGTATTCAGCTACCATGAATCTCTGATCTGCGTCAGCAGTTTGTGCAGGATTCTGTAGAGAGAAATCTCTTAAGAAAGCAACAGCGAACATATCCATCTCTAATACTAGAGCATCTTGTCCTCTTTTTGCTGAAGTTGCGTTAGCTTGTCTAATGAATCTATTAGGAGCTACTTGCATAGTTCCGAAATCTGACTCATAAACATCAATAGAAGTTATTAATCTTCTATCTTCTGCTGCGTCAAATCTTGTAGATCCACCAGTAAAACCTGATAATCTTTGCTTGTTAAAAGCATTAACCATTATCATGTTTGGGTTTCCACCTGAATTGAAACATTGAACCAAAACACCTTTTAAAAGATCTTCTGTAAATGCTCTTTGTGTTCCATCAGTTCTGATAGCTCCAGCACCTGCACCTGATCCACCAGCACCAGCAGATACATTAGTTGAAATCCATGTTTGAACTCCACCTAATTTTCTTGTTGGTGATCCAGCAGAACCAGCAGCAGCAGCTACATTAGATAAAAGAGCTGTTTCCATATCTCTTTTTAATTCTTTTGCAGATTTTGCTACTTGGTAAGCTAATTCAGAGTTTCTTCCAGCAGATGTTACAGCATCATTTGTTCCTGATACTTGAACAGCTTTTGAACTGATCTGTGTGTGGTTACCTAGTTTAGTTGTTGCACTTAGCGTAGGGTAACTGATTGTTGCTCCCTCAGCTTGTGCGTTTGCTGCTACATCAGATAAAGCATCTGTTTGCCATTGATGTAGAGTGTTTGTTGCTTTTGATTTACCAACACCTGACATAAAAGGAGTTTCTGTAGGTGATATACTGTAGATAATATCTCCTAAGTCTTCTCTTATACCAACTGTAGTATATGTTGCGTATGTTGCCATGTTATTTGTCCTATTAGGTTATTAGTTTATAAATAACGCATCAATAAATCAGTAGCATCTTTTGGATTTCCTGATTTCTTCAGCGTTTTAATTCTACTCAACCTTGCTTGACTATTTTCTTCAGCTTTTGTCGTTTTGACACCTGATCTCACAACTTTTGATGGTTTTACTTTTTTATTAACTAAAGTTGGTTTCAACTTTTTGTTATCTTGATATTTCATTCCATCTACAATCACTTCAAACATTCTTGAATCATAAATTGAGGAAACATCTTTATCGTTGAATCCTTTTCGCAATAAATAATTTGTCATGTTCGTTCTTAAAGAGTTTCCTTTAACAGGATCTTGCAAATCAGGGAACTTCATAGCTACCTTTTTTTGCTCCTCTTTTAAGATTTCCTGAAACTGCACTTGTTGATGATCTTTTAATCTTTTCTGAGCTTGAGAAAGTGTTTCTCTTCTTCTTCTGATTTTACGATCAATCCTTGCTGCTTCAGTTGGATCTTCATCCCAAAGTTTATCAAGTTCTTTGGCATTTAGGTCGTTGTTTACTTCAGCATTCAAAGCCAATGTTAGCGAAGATAAATCTTCTAGCTTAGTTGCGTAAGTTTTTGCTAAACGATCTTTTTCAGTTAATAGCTCTCTTTTCTCTAAAGCTACTTCTTCTGTTTTTCGTCTATAATCTGCATCTTTCTGATAACCTGCTTTTAATTCCTCAAGGTCAACTTCAATTACTTCACCATTAACTTTAACTTGGTGGTAATCAGTTGTTTGTTCTTCAATAGCATTTTCTTCAAGTGCTTCTTCTTCATCAACAGATTCTTGAACTTTTTCTTCAAGTTGTTCTGTAGGTTGTTGTTGTACCTCTTGAGTATCTTCAGCTTTCACTTCAGATTCTTTTGGTTCAACTGGTGCTGCTTCCTTTTGAGGTTTGATAGTTGCCGTTTTAGGGTCTAGTAATCCCTCAATGGATTTTGCTGCACCTGTTACTGATGTTTTATCATTCAGTAATGGGTTTTCATTTGACATATAGTCTCCTGTTTGTGTTTAAGCTCCTAGATATTAGGTTGGCTTATTC